TGTTCTATTTGTTTAATTTCTTCCTTCTGTTTATTCACTCTAACAAAAGCAATAACCGCAACCACTGCCACAGCAATGACCACAACTATAGACATTCCTAAAATAAATGATACTAAATCCATATAATCCTCTCCTTTATTTCAAAGAACGATAGTGTTTGTATCAGGAGAGGGAATCGAACCCTCACGGCCTAAGCCACAAGATTTTAAGTCTTGCGTGTCTACCTGTTTCACCACCCCGACATTGTTTAACAAATATAATAAAAGTTTTAGATAATTTGTACTCGATGATTCATTATTTCACAATATTTTTCATCGATTTCATAACTAATAGAATTGAATCCCAACTCTTGAGCAACCTTACTTGTTGTTCCACTTCCACCGAACACATCAATAATTGTTTGATTTGGTTGTGCGGTTGTTAAAATAATTCTTCGAATTACTTCCTCAGGAATTTGACAAGGGTGTTCGGTTTTTTCCTTGCTAACATTTTTGACTTGGTTGATTTCCCACCAATCATAAAGTTTGGCGCCAGTCTTTCCTTCGGCAATTCTTTTTTGAATACGTTTGTCTTTGAGATTTTTATATTCCTGTCTGACTTTCCTGAAGTCAGGCTTACAACCCCACCATGATATCAATCGACTTTGTTTTCCTGTGTTGGAGTTATACACCCAACAAACAACCTGTTCACATTTGGCGTTGATTGCCTTTGGTAACAAGTTGATTGTTTCTTCGGGGTAATGAATAATGACACAAGGTGTTGGGATTTTGGATAATAATTCGATATAATCCTGTTCGCTTAGTTTGTCTTTATATTCGTTGTAAGAATATTCTTGATTATAGGGTGGGTCGGTTATTGTTAATCCTGTTGGTATGTCGCAGTTTCTAAAATCTTCGTTGATAATTGTTGTTTCCACCATAAATTTAATAAATCATTCTAAAATTCTTCTTCCCACAGTGTGTTGGATCTAGACTCTTCAATGTTGTATGCGTGTGATAATATAACATATTTTTTGTCAAAGTAAAATTGGAATTCTCCTTGAGATCCTTCATTTATTTCCCAACCTCCGAAGTTTTCTTCCAATTGTTGATAACACCATTCTTCTATTTCGGATGGTACAGGTTGACCACTCTCAAAATTCGATTCGATGTATCCACTATCTCCCCCTCCATTATACTTCAAGACCAAATAATCGTCTTCAGGAATTTCGGTCTCATCGAAAACTCCTTTTTCTTCCCACTCTTCAATCATATCATCGTATTCAACACCTTGTGAACCTCCCTCAGTTTGATAACTATACGTGTGAGTTAAAGAGATTTCTTTTTTAACACTATCAATCGTTATTTCGAATCCTTGATAATCGATGTAACCATCATTAGGTAACTCGCTATATAATTCATCATCATCAACATAACTGATAATTTTTTTCAATATTGGTACAAGGCCGTCTGGAATTTCTGCGGTATAATTATTCTCAAAATGAGTTGGAAAATAATTTTCCCTGTATGAAATTTCTTCGTCGTCCGGTTCCATTTCAAATTGAATGTCTCCGTATGTCATTCCCAATGAAGCAAGATATCTCGAAACTTTACCTAAATATTTTTTTTCTTCTGGTGTTAATATATTTTGTGCCATACAAATAAATATCAGTCTTCGAATTCTAATTTAATGGTCTTCAACATCCACTGAGGTCTTTGACTAGACGCAACATTATTAACCCATTCTTTAGCTGATGGAATGTAGTTATTACAATCTTCCTTGACATGTTGTTCACCGACATAACGGGTATAAACTGTTTTCCCATCTGAGTTTTTGAATTCGGTACCAAATCTTTTTTCCATTTCAAATATTCCCTCACTATGGTGTCTAAACATTCTATGTAAGGAATCACCAAACCATGACTTGGTTTCGTCTAACCATTCATGTAAATGAATGTAGTCCTCAGGTTTTCCACCAAACTTTTTGGCGGATGATTTTGCATGTAAGTTCGGATGTGCCATTATGATTTAATTTGTGAAAAAAGATTGTAACGTCTGTACGGTTTGTTTCCCATCTACTCCTTTATACGAGTTTCAAAGGTTACCATTTCATTCTTAGCGTCCGTTCCGTCATTCTTTCGAATCGTTACAATCTGTTTGTAAAAAAACACCCTATGTGTATAGTACCCTCACTTCCGGTTCCCAATCGAGTCCCTTCGTCATAGGGTGTTTGCAGAGGAGGAGGGATTCGAACCCCCGTTACCTTTCAGTAAAACGCTTTTCAAGAGCGCCGCGTTCAACCACTCTGCCACTCCTCTAATTAAACCTAACATAATCAAATCGTCATTTGAATAGAGGTTAGGGGTGTGATTTTAGCTTATGCCTTGGGCTATTCACTTATCACGATACGACCTCTGTGTTGTTCTTATGGTTAACATCGAGGTACAGACTTACCCTGGTACGCTGTTCTTATGGGTAGCGTGATAAGTACTGTTGGAGCTCCTATTCGGAATCGAACCAAATTATCATGATTACAAGTCATGCGCATCGCCAGCAATGCTTTAGGAGCTTATTATTAAATATCTGTGGGCCTGGTAGGAATCGAACCTACTACCTTCACATTATGAGTGTGCCGCTCTAACCGAGTGAGCTACAGGCCCGAAGTATCGTAAATATTAACTATGTTTTTCTTCAAATCAACATGACAAAGGTAATAAAATTTTTCATTCACAACAACTTTCGTTTCTAAAAAAAATAAATTACTTTTGTTGAAATATTTGATAAATGAGTACGGTATTAGTTTTGAATTCTGATTACACTCCTCTGAACGTAACAAGTGTTCAGAGAGGATTTGTATTGGTTACTAAAGGAAAGGCGGAAGTGTTAAGGTCGGATGAAAATCCGATTGTGACAGGTTACAAGACGTTTATACGACCCGTTATCATACGACTATTAAAATATATTAGGCATAGAACAAGATTGAACAAACCCAACCGTAGTCGCATTTATAAAAGGGACGGATATGAGTGTGTTTATTGTGGGTCGAAAAAGAATCTAACCTTAGACCACGTTATACCCAAATCAAGAGGAGGTTCGAATGAATGGACAAACTTGGTTACTTGTTGTTCAAAGTGTAATCGAGATAAGGACAACAAAACTCCTGATGAAGCAAAGATGCCAATGAAGAAGCCGGCATACGAACCACCAATAATGTATGATGATGTGGCGTTATTAAATGTTTGGACAGATTTCCAAAAATATTTTGTATAAAAAATGAAACTGATAGCCTTATTTTTCTTCTAAATTAAGTTTTTTCGTTCATTTGGAGTTGGTTCACATCCTATACTGTTGCCATTATCATCTTTAAGGTGTCTTTCATAAATTGGAAATTCGAAACTATCATCCAAATTAAAAATTTCTTTTATTTTGGAAACTCCATTTTGGTGATAAAGTTTTTCATAAGATATTGAAGGTAAGTTCATACGTTTTATGAAATCTTGAAAATGTTTTTTTTTCGATTTGTACCCTCTATGGTAATTTTTATAAATTTCTTCATCGCTTATTGTATTATCTACATCCGTCTTCTTGTATTCCCATTGCCACTCGTTGAATAATCGATGATATAGAATCGATTTTATTTGAGCATACCAATTGTCTCTGTATATACATAAAACCTTGTCACTTCTATTAATTAAAGGTAAAAAATCGCTGTCAGGATTATAAATTTCCTTTATAATAATATTTTCATGATTATTAATCCAATCAATACAAGTGACGTCTGTACTGTCAGTAAAATTATTAGGTGCGAGATTCCATGGTTCTGCCGCTAATTCGAAATAGGGTAGTTTTTTATTTAATGCCTCAACTAAATGTGACCCTCCTGTTCTAGCTTCCGCAATTATTGTATATACCATATTTTATAATATATTAATTTTTTCAAAAAATAAAATTTTTTAGCGAAATTTCGGAAAACTTTTGGATGAACTGAAAAATATATTAACTTTGTAAAAAATTAAACATATATGAACATCGGACAAGAATTTCAAAACTATTACGTAAATCACTTGGGAAAGGGATCGTTGGATCTTCACAACTTCTCGAATCAAATTCAATCATCTATGACTCCATATATTTTAGAGGAAAGAGAAATGAGAGCAACTCAGATTGATATTTTTTCGAGATTAATGAGAGACAGAATTATTTGGGTCGCAGGACCTGTAGATGATAGAATGTCAACTATCGTACAGGCACAATTAATGTTTATGGATAATGTTGATAAAACTGACATCACAATGCATATTGACAGTCCAGGTGGAAGTGTAAAATCAGGACTTTCTATGGTTGATGTAATGAACTACATTGCTTGTGATATTAGAACTGTGAACACAGGTATGGCAGCTTCTATGGGTTCTGTGTTGTTGGGAGCTGGAACTAAAGGGAAAAGAAGTTCTTTGAGATTTTCGAGAACAATGTTACACCAATCTTCTGGTGGAGCTGTGGGTAACATTCAAGATGCGGAAATCACAATGAGAGAATGGGCAAAATTGAATGATATTCTATTTGGTCTTCTTGGTGAGTTCTGTAGTAAAGACCCTGAACAAGTTAAGTTGGATGCTAGTAGAGATTTGTGGTTGGATAGTGAACAAGCTCTTGAATATGGTATTATTGACGAGATTGTTAAAACGAAAAAGAGGGGTAAATAACCCCTCTTTTTTTAGACTTAGAACACCCCCTTTACTTTTTGCTCGTCAGTTTATCACAAAATAATTTTACTTATTTTGGCTATTGTGTGAATAATCCTCCATCCACATCAGGTTTCAATTTGTCATAAACTTTCGAAGCCTTTTCACTCATTGTATTAAATAAATCACATACTACATCTCTAATCTTTCTTTGTACATTTTCAGAGAAACTTTGGTCTTGTACTGCATCCGCTAAAGCACTATTCAAGAATTTGGATTCTATAGCTGCGGTACCACTTTGTTGAATAATTCTTTTGTGTATCACATCTGATAGGGCATCCGCAATCAACTTTGATAACTCATCACAACTTCTTAATGATTGTGCGAGTTTTGTTGGGTCCGCAGATAAAATAGATTTTAATGAGTCCCTAAAATAATCTGTAAGTTGTAATGATTTCATTAGAGAATTAACTATTGGGTCAATGATTGTTTGGAAAATACTTGTAAATCCATCTCCAAAAATTTTACCCAAAAAATCTTTTAATTGTTCATTCAATAAATTTGTTTCTTGTAAATAATTTATTTCAGATACAAGTTTCAATGCGATTTTCTCTTGTTTCAATTTTGACAATGAACCAAAATTTTTAATATTTTCCTCAGATTCAAAAATCATAAGAATTCTATTTTTGACTATGGTTTGCTCAATCAAAAGTTTTTCTTTTCTTTCTTTTGTTTCTAAAATCGCTTTTTTTACTTTAATTTCTAACATAAGTGTGATTACTTAATTCTCCAAATTGAATCAGATCCTTGTGTTAATGGCCCACCCTCTTTACGGCCTGATAGAATATCTAACATATTATCAATTTTTTCGCCTCCCTTACCTAACACACCGAATTTTCCATAGTGTTGGTCTCTACAAGCCTGAACAATTCTCCTTGCTTTAGCAATTGTTGCAGGGTCAACAACGATACTATTTTTTTGCTTAAAAGATGTGTAAAAATCTTTAATGTTTTTTCTACAAACTGATTTATTAACCGACTGATTATCTAAAATGTCACTTAAAATACTATCTTGTCTTTTAAGTGTTGATTGTTGATTAGCGTCCGTATACCCTGCTGCAGGTCCTGTTTGAGTTGGTTGAGCGACGGGTTGAGTTTGAGTTGGTTGGGCAACCGGCTGAGCTTGTGTTGGTTGAGTACCAGATTGAATTTGTTTGAAGAATTCTTCTGCGTTTTTACTGTCAAAATTCAACTTACCTGAATTACTTTTCATAGTAAAGTTTGAATCACCGTTACAACTCCATGAACCTTCATCAGTTAAAGTTCCTTCCGAAAACTGTTTCCAAGTTCTGTTTTTTCCATTATTCGCGCTAAAAAATTTCCAAATTAGTTTCGAAGTTAATGTTACTTCCATCTCACTAATTCCTGTCACTGAATTTCTATTGAACTTGGCACCCTTGAAATAAAAATAAGTTTTTGTTTGAAAATAATTTTTAATACATGAAAGTGGGTCGGGTGAGCTAGATTGTGCTTGTTCCGATACAACCTTTTTATTTTCAACAGAAGTTTTTGACAAATCATACTTCATCATCAACTTTACTCTCTCTAACGCTTCTTCGGGGCTATATTTTGGTTGAACCATAATTGACTAATTTATATTATAAATACACGTAATTTACCAAATTTGATTGGCGGCTCCTCTCGTAAGACCTGTACTGTGTTTTTCACCTGCAAGACCTAACATATTTGCCTTACCTCTTGTAATTGTATATGTGTCAGACCATTTTGGAACTTTCCCTCCACCTCCTGATGCCGGAGCTGATCCAGCATCATCTTGTTCACCCATTTCATCTTTAGTTTCAATTTGAGAATACTTTGAAAAAAAATCTATAAGGAAGTCAACGTCTAATATCATACTAATAAATATTTGTTTAATTAGAAAATTTTTTCTTATCTTTAGAAGATGAAAAAGATTATACTGATAATTCTTTTATTTCTAACCTCTTGTCAATTCTACGTCACCGAAATTAAGGATGTCACGTTGAGTGGTAAGTACGTTGTTTCCAAATTGGAGATTACTAGTGTTGACCAAAGCAACCCGAGAATTGAAAAATTCTTTATTAACCAAACATATGTTAATAATGCATTAGGTCACCCGTTTAACAAAATTCAAATAAATAATTTTTATATTCATTTCGACTATTCTACAATAAGAATGGGGGAAATTCAAGTTGAAGATGGTCGAGATATTTGGGAATATGGGATGTCACCAAAAGAAATTTTCTACAGAGTATTTGGTACAACACCTTTTCATTCAGGTTATCTTGAATTTGATTACTTATCAAAAGATGGTTCCCGTAGGTCAATGAAATTTATTATCGAAGATGATGGATTGGAAACTCTCCAATTGAGGTCGACAGGAATTTGGCCAAACAATCAATTTGGAGAAAAACAAACAATGACTTTATTTTTGACCCGAGTTGGTCCTTAATAAAATTCAGGTTGTGGGATTGAATCCGAATTGACAATATAATATTCATTCAAAAAAGACATCAACTCGTCTTCATCCAATTCAACTTTTTCTTCGTCGTCATAAAAATCTTCCTCAAGGTCATCATCAAAAAAATCGAAAGATTCTGTTATCAAATCGAACCCATAACTTTCAACTACATCATAATTGATAGTGTCGATTCTTACAACATCTTCTTCGTCCTCAATAGTTCTGAACGAAACTTCCAATAGGTTTTTCTCACTATTGAAATAGTAAGATACAATTTCCTTTATTTCCATATGGCAACAATTTAATAACAAATATTAGAAAATATATGAAAAGTTATATTTTTGTCGGAATTAAATAAAAAAACCCCATATTACTATGGGGTTGAAACTCGTTTGAGTCGGTCCTACGATTCTATCCTTAGGAGGGGTAATTTATTTAATAATCTTCATTCTACTCATCATTTCATTAATTTTGGTTTTCTGATTGTGGAAAGATTCTTGTAAATCTTCATCTATGTCAAATTCTTCCTCATCTTCAACTTCCATCTCATCGATTTCTTCTTCGTAATAACTCGATCTTTGATATGGTCCTGCCTTACCTGGCCCTTCAGAGTCAAAATCATATGGGGGGTCCATTTCACCATAAATTCCTTGGGAGCCTGATACATCGACTTCGTCTATTTCATCCGCAAATGCCGACTCCATGAACATAAAGTCCTCTTCTTCTTCCTCTTCTTGTCCTCCACATTCTTCCATATACTCTATGATTAAATCTTCACCGAACCAATCCTTACACAAATCATGAACTTCATAGTAGAAATCAGAATGTAATTCTTGTTCAGTTTCAACAAAAAAAGTATCTAATGCATTAGAAATAACATTATCTGCATATTCAAATTCATCACCGAAGTCTTTGCAAGCATCGAATTGGTCTTTTTCATATTCAATAAAAGTTAACAAATTCGGATAAGTAATTCCTCTTCTTTTATATCTCATCATATCATCAGGAGACATTTCTTGTTCTTCCATTTCTCCTTCAGTTGGATAAACATCTCCACCAGCCATTGGTCCATCAGAAACAAAATCGTAAGCAGGTTTAATATTACTTAAGTCCATATCAGGAGCATTTCCACCTCCTGTATAACCTTGTTCGTCGATAGTTTCTTTACCTTGTAATAAGTCTTTATCGATAAGACCTACTCTAATTAAACGATTCAATAATGTTTTTCTTGGTAATTTTCTTAAGTATCTGATTACAATTGGAGGAATATCGTCACCATATTGTCCAAACAAGTTATTTAGAATCTCATTTTCTTGAGGAGTTGGGATAAATGAAGCTCTTGCTCGGGACGCTTTCATACCTCTTTTTCCCATCTCATAAGGTTTTCCGTCTGTAATATCTTCATCCATTTCTTCACCTGCTTGAATATCTTCAAACCCGTCGTCTTCATTGTCAGGGTCTTCGTATTCACCTTCCGATTTTATTTTTTTCATGTGATGCATTTTTTCAAATGTGCCATAATCATTACCACCACCTTCAACATAGTCAAAGTCATTATCTCCTAAATCCTTAACGTTATAGATGTCGTCTAATTTACCAACACCTTCTTCCATTTCTCCTCCACCACATTGCTCACAAATACCTTCGGTCATTCGACCTCCACATTGCTCACACATTTCTTTGGATTCAACTTGTTCGTTAATTCCCATATTTGTATATTTCTTAACTTCACCTTTGTTGTTTACAACCATTCCGTCTTTATCACCAGCAAAATCGTAAGTGTATAAAGGTTGGGTGTTAGACACCTGTGGTTGCATGGTTTGGTATCCATTGTACAAACTTTTGTGTTGGTCCAAAATATTTTGTTTTTCAGTTGCGGACAATTGCCCTAATCCAAAGTATCCTCTCATAAGAATCTATTTTTAATATAAATACTTTTAATTTTTTATTTTTTCCATTTGACATTCTGAAACTTAAAATCTATTATTTTATTACACAAGTGAGACCTGTATTTTCATCCGATAGTATCTTGGTAATTTATTTATCGCCTCAATTTACGGGCTCACTTGTTACTTAACTACTATGACAATCAACGACTACGACATCCACGAATACGCTGAAGGTGCCATCATTCTCGATGGACTTGATGAAGCAATTATCGGAATCGTTGAGGAGTTCGGCAACGGTCCTCGAATCCTTTATTCAAAAAACAAAATCCTTAACATTTTATGTGAAAGAGATTTAATGACACATTCTGAGGCAGAAGAATTTTACGATTACAATATCATCGGTCTTTACGCTGGAGAACAAAATCCAGTATTCTTGGTCTCCGAGTAATTTTTTCTTATTATTGTAAAAAACAAAAAAATGGATTGGAAAGTAAATTACAGTAACCTTAGAAAGGTCCCAGGAAAATATTGGATAATTCCATGTATATCTATTTGGTATGATCAATATTACTTCTTGGAATTAGGAGTAAACACTCCAGCCTTTGGTCTTAATGTTTCTTTTTTTAATTTTGCTTACGGAATAGTCATACAAAAACAATAAAATAATATATGAAAATTTTTTGTAAATTAGGATTTCATCGATGGAAAACCACAAAGGAAAAACACTCTGTCATCAACCATCCACACAATCGAGAATTTATTCGAATTATTGTTAGAGAATGTCAATTTTGTGGAGAAAGACAACGTTGGATTGTGTCGACTGATTCACATACAAAAGGTCGTTGGGAATCTTTCCCATTTCAAATTGGAGATTTAATAAACTATGAAAATATAATTACAGATGCAAACACTACTATTCAACACAAAAACAAAACACGTGACCTTATACGAAGAAACACCGGGGTCAAAAATACTATATACGTTTCGTGATGTACCGACAGTAAAAGTTATGGAAACTTACTACGAAGTGATAAGTAAGCAAACAATTGATGGTTCAGAAACTCGAGTACCTGTCGCCAGATTTCCAATCTCAAGTACTAACATGATAATTGATAATTAAATTATGACGAAAAAAATTGTAAGTTTAATCAAAAGATTTTTACCACCCATTTTGTTGGGGATTTTCTTGGTTTTTTCTATCATACCATTGACAGAATCTACAAATTTTTTTATTTCAACAATCTCAACAATTTTGGGAGGAATTTTAATTTCACTTGTGGTTTATCTTCTTTTTTTTCGTATCTTTAGGGGTACTGAAAAAAAATGAACTTCGACTTAAACATATTGAACGATTACATAGAAAAGGGTTTGGTGGTCAAAAATGACCATCCAACCCTTTCTTTGTCTATTTACAACTACACCAGAAAAACCCAATACGAAAAATTGTGGGATAATATCACCAAAAGTTGTAGGGGATTGATTTTAGATAATCAAGGGAATGTAATCGCTAAGTCATTCGACAAATTTTTCAATTTAGAGGAGCATACCCCTACCGAAATACCTAACGAAGATTTTGAAGTTTATGAAAAACTTGATGGGTCTTTGGGGATTTTGTTTTGGTATCAAGGGAAATGGATTATTGCAAGTAAGGGGTCATTTACTTCAGACCAATCAATTAAAGCAAAACAAATATTGGATTCGAAGTATAATGTGGAACCTATCCCAAAAGGGTATACTACTTTAGTCGAAATAATTTACCCTCATAATAGAATCGTATGTGATTACGGTGATGATGAATCTTTGGTTGTTTTGGCAATGATAAGTAATGCCAACGGTAAAGAACTTGAACATGATTCGTTATTGTTGATAAACAAAGAAACAGGATTACCTGTAGTCAAAAAATACGATGGGATTCAAGATTACAAGAGTCTTAAATCCACTATCTCCAAAGAAAGGGAGGGTTATGTTATCAAATTCAGAAGTGGTCTTAGAATGAAGATAAAGGGTGAAGATTACGTTTGTCTTCACAGAATATTAACCAATTTTTCAAATGTAGACATTTGGGAATATTTGAAAGATAATAAAGACTTGAATGTATTATTGGATAGAGTCCCTGATGAATTTGATTCTTGGGTTAAATCCACCGTTAGAGATTTAGTTTTCAAATATGAAAATATTCTCAAAGAATATACTGAGATATTCAATGAACTGAAATTAAAAAATTTGGGACAAAAAGATTTTGCTGAGAATGCGAAAGGATATGACCATCCATCAATATTATTCAGTATGTTGAATGGAAAAGATGTGTCTCCATTTATTTGGAAATTAATTAGACCTGAGTATAGTAAACCATTTTGGCAAAAAGAAATAGAATCATGAAACCGAGTTTAGAAAAAATATTGGATAATCACATTGTACACACTGGATTTTTTGATAGAAATTCGGTTGAAAAATGTATGGAACAATCTTATGATTTGGGTACTAAAGAATTCATTGAATGGTTATCAAAACAAGACTATCTTTCCGACAACATAAACTACATCATCGAAGAATGGGAGAACCAAAATAAATTATGAAATATTATCTTTTGGTTTTGGCGTTTCAAATTATGTTCAATATCTTTAAGGTGTTGGAGATAAAATACACGTACGAGAACAAGTTGAGTTTATTGTTGTACAATTCTATTTACATTAACTTAGTCTCCTTAGCATCAGTGTATTGGTCATTGGATCTTTTGTTCGAAGGTGATTGGTGGGTAATTCCATTTTATGTTGGTGGAAGTGTTGTCGGAAAGTGGATTGCGATGAGACATGTCGAAAACATTAGATATAAAATATTCAAACTCTTTGGAAAAAAAATAAGTAAATTACAAAATAAACTACCTATCCAAAATGAAGACAACTAGTAAATTCGGTCCATTTAAGGACAACAGACCTTTTGATGAGAAAGCTTTGGATTTTATACAAAGTCTTCTATTTTGGAGAGGTAGGAAGAAAGGAGTGATTTTTACTCGAAATATTTCTTTGGACGAAATCCGAGCAGTTTTTTTTCCAAAAAATTTTTACGAAAAATATCATTATTTAGGACAAGTTCCTTACCGACAAGATGGAAAATTGTTCAAAGCATTGTACCCTTTAGTACTTGCTATGGATTATGAAGCAAAACCAAAATGGTGCCCAAGATGGGTTCTTCGTTTCCTACACTTGTTCGGTTCTGATAACTCCATTGTAAGAGTTCGTAATTTCACTTTACATAACTGGGAGAAAAAACTCACAAAAGGAATAATGATGTGGGATTACAAAACCAAGTGGACTGAGTATGATTTGAGGATTTCAATTAATGCTCCAAAACATCTTCAGGATTTAGCGGATTACATCGAAACGGGATATTATTCAAAAGGGAGACAAGAAGAATTAGTGGGGCAAATAAAGGCTATCGATCCAAATGCAAAAATAGTTTGGGGTAGTGTAGATAGATTAGTTGACCAATTAAATAGATTAAGAGATAGTAAATAATTACTAACATGATAGGAACAATAATATTTGCAATTATTTGTATAGTTTTATTACCTGTGGCGTGGCTATGGGTTACAAGAATTGATTACATGCATAAAAATCATCCTGACTATAAAGGGGAAGATTTATTTGATGAAGATGAAAAAGATGATATCAAAAATTAAGTTAATTCTGAAAGATATTTGGTTGGGGTTCTCCCTTTCCAATGAGTTCAGAAACAACCACCAACAATGGCCTAAAATATAGTTATGATTTACAGAACAAGAAAAATTGTAAAGTACGAAGATTTGAACCCAAGAGGAACACTCTTTGGAGGGCAATTGTTGAAGTGGATTGATGAAGAAGCGTCTGTTTACGCCATTTGTCAAATTGGTGATCGAATGGTTGTCACCAAAGCCATGTCCAAAATCGATTTCAGGACATCTCCGAAATTAGGTGATATTGTCGAGATCGGTATGGATTTAGTAAGATTAGGTAATACCTCAATCACCTTCAAATGTAATGTAAGAAACAAATACACAAAAGAGGATGTAATCACTATTGATGAAATTGTATTCGTTAGAGTAGATGAAACCGGAAAACCAACCTCCATCGATAAAGAAAAAATACATCAAAATGAATAATATAGACAAATCATACCAACAACTTTTACAAGATATCCTTGATAATGGTATTCAAAAAAAGGATAGAACTGGAACTGGAACCATTTCTGTATTCGGAAGACAAATTCGTCATAAAATGTCAGAGGGGTTTCCTCTTCTTACGACTAAGAAGATGGCGTGGAAAACTATGGTGACAGAACTTCTATGGTTTTTGAGAGGGGATACCAACATCAAATTCTTATTGGATTATAATTGTCACATTTGGGATGGAGATGCCTTCAAAAACTTTATGAATAATATCGAAGGCAATCCAGATTTAATTTGGAATCAAGAACAATTCATTAAGAAAATAAAAACCGACGAAGAGTTTGCACATAAGTGGGGTGATTTAGGCCCTATCTATGGGGCTCAATGGAGAAGTTGGGAAACAAGAAAAGTGGTTAATGATTCCAAATTATTACCTGAATATTTTGACGATACTGAACTAATAGACCAAATCAAAAACCTAGTCAATGAACTTAAGTCAAATCCTGATAGTAGAAGATTGATGGTATCTGCTTGGAATGTGGGTGAATTAGACCAAATGGTTTTACCACCTTGTCATTATGGATTTCAAGTTTATACAAGAGAGTTAAGTATTGGAGAAAGATTGGATTTGGCATCCAAAATATATTATGTTGGTTTTGAACCATCTGACTTTGTTAAGGTTACACATCAAGAAATTGATAAGTTATATCCCGTTCCTAAACGAGCAATCTCTCTAATGTGGAATCAAAGAAGTGTAGATACATTTTTAGGATTGCCATTCAACATTGCTTCTTATGGTTTGTTATTGGAGATTATTGCAAAGGAAGTTAATATGATACCTGATGAATTGATTGGTAACTTGGGTGATGTGCATTTATACTCAAACCACATTGAACAGGCAAAAGAACAAATCCGTAGAGATCCATTTGAATTACCATCAGTAACGATAACTGAAAGAGAATGGTATCTACATGAATTGGTTAAATCAAAATCGGAAGAAAGAAATTTTGAACGAAAAATTAGGAGTTACAGACCTGATTGTTTTGAATTGGTGGGTTATCAGTCACATGATAAAATTAAAGCTCCTTTGTCGAATTGAGTCATGCAAATTGTTATTCTACTCAGTAAAGATGTTCCTCGAGAAATTGCAGAGTTAATCTTGGGACACAAGTTGGAGGGTGGCTACTCGATAGATTATGCATTAAATTCTTTGGTTTCCTATTATAATGGTAAAGAAATTATTATATTTGATTTTACGAAATATCTAAGATTGGACAACCGATTTAGTGGATATGAAATAGACGATTACGGAACAAAAATAGTTATAAATTTCAAATAAATGTTAAAGTTAACGGAAACACAAAAAAAACAAACTTATGAAATAAGTTTGGAGTCGAATGGTATTGTTGTCGGGTCATTTGTAAAAATTGATGGGTTCTTCTATTATTACCCACCAAAAGATAGATTTTGGGGGTGTTACTCAGAAGAATTTCTTAAGAGTTTATCGAATGAGATAGAAAAATTAAATTATCCAATTAATAAGAATATTGACGAATACTTCGAATTACAAACGTAGAATTATATTATGGAAGATTCGAAAGCTCGTTGTAAATGTGGTTGGCCGTGGATATTCCACTATAATTCAAAAGGAAAAATGAATGCAATATTCAAAGCCAAACTCCCACAAAAAACTATTGAAGATTATATTAAAGGAGATTATTGGTTAAAAAATGAAAAAAGTTGAAGAAGTATTTGTAATTTCCAATCCTTATAAGGATTGAATCATTTAACACTTTTTCGTTAAATCGAGGATAATTACGGGAGAGATAATTAATCTCTCTCACATTATTATTCAGACATAAGTTTTTTCCACGAATCAGTAGAACTAATTAGAGCTAGATTAACCCCATTTTCCCATTTAACACTAATTATCTTTTCCTCTCCACCAGGTTCAAAGGGGTCAGTGGTTACGTCGGTAACTTTACCAATCGTTCCAGGAGGCACACCAATTTCTCCATCCATGTGATAACACATGACTTTATCTCCAACTTTTAATTCCGCATTTAATGATCCTTTCATAACAATAAATATATACAATATATTTATATTCATATGGAATTTTTAATTACAGAATCTCAACTAAGAGTTCTTCTTCAAGAAGAAGAAAAATCCCAACTTGGTTTATACGTGAAAAACATGTATGCCTTTACAAAACAAATGTTAAATAAAGTTTTCAAATCTTATGGTATAAATCTAAGAATGTTGTTGACTTGGGGTACATCAGTTGGAGGTTTGGTTCTTCCTCTTGACCAATATTTGAGAACTCAGCATTTAGGTTTGGATGAAGACCAAAGAATGTTGGTATTAGTGGGAATTATTTTTGCGTTATTTTTCGAGACCAAAAGACCATTCATGAAAATTATGTCCTTGATTAAGGAAAATGGTTTGGAAAATATTTTTCAAGATGGACTTCGAAAAGGAACACAATTAAGAGATGCGTTTACAAACTTTTTATCGTCGACAAACACAGGAGTTGGGACATTTTTGGAGGCTATCGCCTACAGTTTCCTAATTCCTATTATTACAGATTTTCAATCCGTATTAGGCCAAACGGAAGACATTGAAACCGCAGCAATATTAATTGCTGAAAGATTGTTGGCCGCAGGAGTTATCTTAGTCGGAAGGCAAGCCTTAATTGATGTAGTAAAAAATATTTTGAAAAGATTAGGATAACAATAATTTAGTCTACAAGATTAACAACTTCGGTACAAACTAATGGATTTTCTATTCCGAAGTAAATTAAAACATCCGATAATAAATCATTGGTTTTACGAACTACCATATAATAAGACCCACTTTCGGCGGTTAAAGTTCTCTGTCCCGCTAAATCTTTAATTGCTGAAAAATATATATCTGACCCACCTCCTGATGGTAGAATATAAAGCGTGTATTCAATATATTCTTTGTCAATGACTTGTCTATAAATTTTTGTCCCTGATAATTCCATCTTGAATTTTGTCTGAAATTTGAAAATGGGAGATTCATCGGCACCAGGAGGAGCCCATTCCAAATCGAATGTATGTGTTTCTAAAAATCTATTGATTTTGTTCCATAACGGACTTGATGGTTCCATATCCTATAATTCTTCTATTTCGACAACCAATTGGTCCGGTCCTTTTATGACTCTGTGCCAAACAAATTTGGGAATGTGAATATGACTGGCCCGAGACAATTTGACTGGCAATTCATTTTCCATTTGAAATGACCATCCACCATCTTCGATAATGGTTACATTTCGGTCATTAAAGTCTTGGTGCCACTTTAATTCTTCTTCCTCCACATCAGGACTAAACGTCCTGATTTTTTTATTATCAACTTCTATTTGTTCAAAAGGAAAATCCATTACCAAGAATTTGAAGATGATAATCCGAGTTGTTTTGCGTAACGACCTACATTACAGCTCCAGTATCCTGCAGTGGTTCTGTCTTTCTTTTGGTCACATTTATGTCGTGCTCTAAATGATTTCGCAGCTCCCTTATTTTTATTTCTAACTCTTAAGTTAGGGTCGCCAAAAGAAACTTTTTTAATACCACCACTTTTAGATTTCACATAAACCGCAAATTTCTTTGGCCCTCCGGAAGTTCTAAATGGTTTATTCAACTTAACATTTTTACCTCTATGTTTCGCTTCTTCCAAAACGTCTTCCTCATCTTCATCTTCATTCACAAATGGGGCATCAAGATAAATTAATTGACCTTTAATCATTACTTTTTTACCTAAGTCTGATTCAACCATCAAAGTATCCTCTTCATTCAGTTCGATTTTACCTGCTTCCCACAATCTTCTTACTTCATTTACCAAATCGAAATAACTTTCAGAATAAGCTCTGAAAATGTTATTTGTCAAAGTTAATTCATTATCAACATGGTATTTTAATGCCTCAGAAAGTTCAACAGATTCTTTAATAATTAAAGATTTGTTCAAATGGTCTTCTAATGTTTCTTTGATAAGTTCCCTTAAATCCATTGGTATGCTATTTCTTATAAATACTCTTATTCCTTATTAAATTTAATCTTCCAATATACCCCTCCCATTATGTATGGAGTGAAACTACCTGTTACCCCATCAAAAGTTCTATTTGCAACACCTCCACCAATTTGAAATATTTTATCGTCTTTGGTTTTCAATAATACACTTGTACCTAGTGAATTAACCCAATCTTGGTGACTTAAAGCCCCATTCAATCCAATATAAACTTGGTTCCTAACTTTCGGTGGTTCAGGTACAGGTTCCCTAACTATCTTGGGTTTGACATTTGCGGTAAACTTTCTTGAAACAACATTATTTTGTGAAATGGTGTCAAATAAATATATAAACCCCTGATTATTATTCAACGTTATTGTATCCTGTACGAAATTTTTCAAGTAAAAATTTTTGAGAATGAATGCGGTGTCAACTATTGGAGTCGGTGCGGGTACTTCAACAATTTTCTCCACTTCAACCTCGTATGGTACTTCGACCTCCACTTCATAAATAACTTCTTGAGGTATTGTATCATAAATTAATTTTTCTTCTATTTCAATTTGTGGAGGGACGAAAAATTGTAAGAATATTATTATGCCCACCATTATGAGTATTATTATGTGTCTAATATCAAATATCTTTTTCATATCGTTATAGGATTAATCTTGATCCAATCAAGAAGTTACTTAAGATTGGGGAACCTGATGCTCCCAATGCTCTGTAGTTTAGGCTCAGACCGAATCTTTTACTAATTCGGTAATCAAATGAGGAACCAACCAAAAATGAAAATTGTCTATTAACCGTCGTTTCTCTTATTTTGGGGTTATATGATATTGGTGAATTCATAAGAAAAACCTGTGGTGACAATGTAATTTTTGAATTTACGGTATATGGTTTTGTCCAAAACACAACTGCGGAAGTTGAGAGAGATAAGTTAAATACCGATTTCTTTTCAGAATCTTTTAACAATAAAGTAATTACACCAACGTTATATCCATAGGTACCGTATTTTTCACTTGGTTTAATATTCGTATATCCAACTAACCCCATATAATTTCCTTCCAAGTAGGCGCCTGTAACTGAATACGAATGAATCCGATTCAACTTACCATCTTGAAAGTCCATCTTGGTATATCCTCCACCTACTGCAAATTGATTTAATGTACTCCAAATCATTGCATTTGCACTCCAAGATTCGTTTCCTGCCAACGATGATTGGCTCACTCCGAATGATGCGATTACACTATATTTCAAATCAGGTCCTTGTGCGGTTGTCAAATCAGACGCAACCAACATTGGATTTACGGGGGCTGCTTTCTTTTTTTCACCTTTACCTTTTTCATCTGAACTTTCATCCCCACTTTCACTTGAATCTCCTCCTTCGGATCCACCTTCTTCTGAACTACCTTCACTGGAATTCGATTCACTTGAACTTGATTCACTTGAACTTGATTCTCCCGTACTATTTCCCGAACTTGTTTCACTCGATGAGGACTGTGATGATGAACTCGAACTTGTTGAGGAAGAAGAGGATGATGTTGTGGAAGAAGCTGCAGAGGACGCAGAAGAAGAAGCCGCTGATGATGCTGAAGATGATGCCGCTGAGGAAGCTGCTGATGACGCAGCGGAGGATGCTGCTGAAGAGGCGGCGGCTGATGCGGCATTTGCTGCGGCTTGTGATACTGCTTGTGTGACAGTTTGGGTTACTACCTCATTTGCCGGACATGGAGTGGAAAAAATTCCATTAACCCACATTGTGACTTCTCCTGAAATAAATTGTTGGTATGTAAATGTTTTGGATTTGTTTCTGACGATGACTAATATACCACTGTTTGATTGTATCGGTATAGAAACAACATATGTTTTTGAATCACAGGGGTCAATGTAAGTTTGAGTTACTACTTGCCCCTGTGATTCGTGGTAAAATAATACCACAAAAAATAACATTAAAAATATTTTTAGACTTTTCAATTATCATCGGTTTCAAAATATTTTATTCTGTGAATATTCCTTTTTTAATCATTCTATCCAAAATTCTGGCACAAGCAATGTCGAGCGCTTTTTTGGTCGCAATAGATATTGTAGATTGATTGAATTTGACTGGGTCAACTGTAGCATCTGATAAAAGTGTTAGTTCTCTTGTCGTTACTGCTTCACCCAAACCTGATGCTCCAAAAACAACACCTGTTTCCGCATTTGTGAATCTAACTTGAAGGCCAATACGTGTCACCATCATATTTTTAACTCCGTCTTTTAGATTCACAGTTTCGTCCTCAGATACAGAATAATCATAACATTCTATTGTTACAAAATATTCCGCCAAGTTAATTTTACCAAAGCCATCTAATTGATTTTCAGAAATACCCGCTTGTGATGCTTGGAATTGTTTGACCATTCGGTTTTTGATTTCTGTCTTGTCTTCAGTGAATTTGAATCTGTTAAGATTCTCAAGATATTCCATCGAGATGTTTGCAACCCCCAAACCAACTCTTTTTTCTTTTAACTCAGGATACATCTCATACATTTCATCAGATATACCAGCCTTTAATATTTGAATTGGTATTTGTTTTCCTTCATAATCCATAAATTGACTAATATCAATTGCAGTTTCGAATGATGCCTTGTATTGTTCTGTTTTTGTGGAACCAACTGTTTGAGCAAACAAACCGTTACTCATAATCAATGCCGATGATAATATCAATAAATTTTTCATATTTACCATTGTTTTATTGTTTCAAAAAACGTACTCATTATTTTGTTCCAAATCTTTTTCCACTTCATTATTCTTCTATTGATTCACTGTTAGACCCCAAAGTGTTGCTCAAAGATACACCATCCTCTTCATCCATTTTTTGAACCAACATTTTATCTTTATCAGTATCAGAGAACCAATAATCAATAATTTTACCATAAGAACCAATAAAGGCTCCCAACATAAGAAGTAGTAATTCTTTCCATTCTTGTCCTACCGTAGTATTCATATGTATCGATATTACAATACCCACCGTAAGTAATAAGAATGTTAATAACACAATTGCAGTTATTAACCATCTTCGTTTCATCATAGAATTCAGTAGTTCCCTGAATCCCGTGTTCATTGATTGATTAATTTGTGACATACTTTTTATTTTAATACGTGTCTTTTATGGTCTATGTGGCCAAGCCCATCCTTTATTCTTACCTCTTAAAAGTAGATAAGTCGCTCCTCCGAAGAATATTGTTAAAAACAAAATTGGAGATTTAATTACAAATAAAGTTACCATCAACAACGTGATGAGAACTAAAAAACTTAAAAATTGTTCCATAATTTTTACCATTTTGGAGCGGTTTCTTTGAACTCATCTCCTTCTTTTTTCTTAGGTTTATCTGTCGCCGCAGGTTTTGCTGATTCACTTGATTTTTCTCTAATAATTACAGTCTCTTTACCACCAGACTGTTGTTGATTGTTATTATTGATAATAATCGGAGTTTGTTGTTGTACAGGTGCGGCAACTTCTTCGTCTCCGCCATTTATTAATTTATTTGTAACAACTCCGCCAGCTCCCAACACAGCAGTAGTTAACAATCCGATGATTGTTTTCTTTAATCCTGACCAAGTTCCGTCATTATGGTCTTCTGTTTCTTCACTCATATTATTTTAATTTATTTAGTTTATTATTATTGGGTATTTAACTTCTTTGCCCGAGATATCTATGAAAACCATATCATAATATCCTTGTTGTATCTTATTCAAATCATACACCTTATGTGTAATTGTTTCTGTTGCAGTAAATCCTTCTTTTGTTATTGGAGTCATCGATCCGAATGGAATAAATTGAATCGAATATTTTGCACCGATTGTTGTATTGAATTCTACAATAACTACATTTTCGCTTTGGAAAACTGATTTAATAGACGTGGATGATGATTCTTTACCCAATTCGATAATTGGCATCTCATCATAATATGGGTTATTACACCCTTGTAATAAAACTCCTATAACTCCTAATACAATTATTATTTTTTTCATTTTAGAAATTGTTATATCCTGTTAATTTTATTTGATTAGTATTCAAATTAATACCTAATTGATTTCCCTTCACCGCACTTGCGTCCATAGTTGAAGAAACTTTAATTGAGGTCAAGATGTCAACACCATTACCAATGGTTGAGAACTTTAATTTGAAAGGAGTTAAGTTTCCATTCAGAGGAGTTTTTTCATCTTGGTCTATGGCACCAAATTTAATTTTACCATTAACGGGATTTACAAATAAGTACCATGTATTTGGTAAATTTGGAGACAACTCTTCGAATTTTATCTTTGTTGGGTCATATTCAAACTCAAATTGTAGTCCTGTGACCAAATTTCCTTTTGTATTTATGTTAACGGGAATTTCGATACTATTTGAGGTTACAGTAACATTTGATAGATTAACATCTATGGATGGTACTGTATTAGGAGTGTTTATAAATGACTCCGTAGACATATATCTAAATGCCGTGTTTGTTTTCAAACTATTTGATGCTCTACTCACTACGGATGCAACCCCATTGTTACTTACAACCACCTGAGATGAATGAGATCTATTGACGTCTCCCCACAAAAGATATTTCAAGTCCAATGTTGTGTTTGTTCCAATAGTCCCTGTTTTAATATAAGTTTTAGGGTAATCAAAAGAATTCCAATTGGAAGTTGTAATTGCTCCCCACGAATGAGATGGTGAGTTATTGAATATAAATTCTGATCTTATGCCGAAGTCAGGACCTCCATTAATATTTCTTATATATGGAGTATAAGTTGATGTACCTATCGAAGGTATGCTAGATGGTATTCTAAAAGTTGCCCAAGTTGCATCTTTAGAAACAAATTCTACAGGTCCGACATACAAATCAAATAACTGAAGGGACTTTATATTATCAGGTAAAATGTTTGTATTATCGAATTCTCTCAAGTCTATTAATATTCTTGACACATTTTGAGAATAATGGTTTGGTGTTAATACCGCCCATTCAACTTGTCCCGCGATAGTAGTTGC